CATTATTTTATACCTAAAGTTAATGATTCATCGTAATTAAATATAACAAAAAATTTGACATTATTAAATTATGTTGCTATATTTAGTATTAAATAATACTAGGATTACAATGAGTAAATATTTTCCAGAAACCAATAATATTACAAAATTGATGTTACAAGATGTTGCTAAAACAAAAGTTATGACAACCGACGAAGAAAAGAGCTTGTTTATAGAATATAATTCGACAACTGATTCTGTGAGAAAAGAACAAATAAAATCACAAATAATACAATCTAATTTGAGATTTGTATTAAAGGTGGCTATTTACTATAATAGAATTACGGGAGTCGATTTAAATGATCTAATGAATGAAGGTACACTGGGATTATTTAATGCATTCAGAAAATTTGATCATACAAAAAATATAAAATTTATATCACTAGCTGTATGGGATATAAGATGTATGATAAGTAAATTTCTTGAAGAAAATGATTTGGTTAGAGTACCAGCACATTTAAAAATGGAATTGAATAAATTACGAAAGGGTATTAATAAAGGAAATATTGAAGAAGTTGATTTCAATATGGAAATACTACTAGAACAAAATTCATCACCATTATCATTTGATAAAAAAATTGGATCTGGTGATGATGATTTTACTCTTGGTGATACATTAGAAGATACATCTTGTGAAAACCAAGAGAAAAAATATTACAAAAATTTTATAAATACTGAATTACGCAACACAATAAAAACTATTTTAACAGAAGAGGAAAAAATAGTAATTGAAGCAATGTTTGGATTAAACCAATATGAGTATAGTATAAATGAAACTGAAGTATTAATTGGAAAATCTAAAGAACGAGTTAGGCAAATCAGAGATAGAGCATTAGGTAAGATGAAAAAACATATGGATTTGGCTAATTTACATGCATTGATGAAATCGAAAACATAACCATGTTTGGTTTTTTATCAAAAATATTTAACAAAACATCCGATTCTGAAATATCAGAGTTGGATTCTAATATTTTTGAAGACAGTAACGAAAAAAAGAATAAATTATATAGTAATGAAGAAGTAATTTATTACATACACACAGAACCAGACCCTGTAGGTAGGAATGAAATGGAAAATACAAGTACAATTATAATGGATGTGCCAGTCAGTATATACGATCAGGCAACAGGTAGACAAATTCCAATGAATCAAGTTTCAATGGAAGATCACTCACCGGGAGTAAATATTCCTGGTATTGGGTTTGTTCAACCAAACACACCAAAGAAGCCACAACGTCCACAAGGATCTAGTGTAAATAATCCAATTCAAATTGATTCGGAAGGCAGTTCAATTCCAATTAATTCTGATATTAAGATACCAAATACTGAAATAATATTGACTTCTGATGCATATCAGGTATATATAGATATGGCTGGTGTTAAGAAAAGTAATGTTAAACTTACATTTACTGATGGGGTTCTTACAATTTCAGGAACACGAGTAAGTATGATAGATGAATGGAAACAGATGTCTAAAGGAAAAGGCAGAAAAAATACAGTTGTAACTACAACATCAACAGTTCCTAAAGTATTATTAGGTCAATTCAGTTTTAAATATCCATTTAAGAAATCAGTAGATGAATCGTCAATAGAAGCAAAATTTATGGACGGTATTCTTCACGTCACGTTACCATTAAGGGCGAAAAGTGATGCAATATCAATTGCAATAATATAATAAAAAGGCACTTAAAAAGTGCCTTTTATTTTGCCTTTCGCCCACCGCAGTTACAACCTTTTTTAATCACCTTTCTAACGGCACTACCGACAGCGTAGGCTGCCTTTAATCCAGCGGTTCTATAACCCTCTGGTAACATCCACATATAGTCTAGAATCGCTGGAAAATCCCGTGCCATCATATCAATTGCAATACTTCCTTGATATACTTGGTTATCTTTACTAACATATTGGAAATCATTCAGGTTTCCATTGGCAGGCATGAAGTCAACATCTTCTGGTGATATTTTCTTTTTTACTAATCGTATGTAATTTATACATACAGGGCAGGTTCCGTCATATAATAATCTTGGTTTCATTTTAATTCCTATGTTGACAATGATTCAAATATAGATTGTTTTGATAATGTATTACCTGACTCATGCAATACATTATAAATAAAATTTGATGCTTTAATTGGTGATGATTTACAGAGTGAATCAAACCAACATCGTGTTAGACCATCTATTCCATATTCATTTGCATGTTCGAATATTGTGTCTATATATGAATTTAAACTATCACGATCAACTTTAGGTATGCTGTGATTATTTAGTTCATATATAGCCTCTAATTGGCTTAATTTTTTATTTATATTAGCCAATTACCATCCCCTCTTCACTTTAAACATTGATGTGTTATCTAATACAACATTAGGTTTTGTAAAATCATGATAGAACTTAGGATCTTTTTCCTTTGACTTTTGTTCATATGTTTTACCATACATAGTATGAAATAGATCTTCTACCTTTTCCATGGCATTTTTTTGACCTGCTTCCTGTGCATCTTCCATAGGATCTTCATCAGTAGTTCCGTCAAATGCTTCAGTTCTAGCCATTTCCTTTTTCATACCTAAATTCAATCCACCCATACCCAATTCTAATTGTGCATCTGGTTCTTCGGTTTCATCTTCTTTAGGTCTGTTTCCAGATGCACCAATTGGAGCAACTGATTTAGTTGATTCATATTTATCATCACTAAGCATAGGAACTTGAACATTATCAAGATCATCTTTACGTTGTTGTTCCATTGCTTCATCATCACTAGGAACCAAATCAACATTTTCCATAATTGTTGTTATATTCTTTAGTACATCTATATTATTTAAAAATCCAAATCCTTGCATAATAATCCTATCAAGTTTTATATAGTTTATAATAAGTTATCTCTGAAACATAACCATACCAGTAGCACTATCATCATCGTCATCATCTTTACTACGTTGTTTCTTAGTATTATTTGATAAATACTTTGCATTATTTTCCATTTCTTTTAATACTTGGCTCTTGTTTTGCATCTTTTCTAAAGTCATTCGTTCACTGGCTATTTCTTCCTCGGTTTTTAATATAACTTCATCTTCTTCCAATTCCTTCATATTTACTTCAACTATTTTTCCGTAGTAATATGGTGATTGTATGTAATAAGGAATCCAATATGTAGCCGTTATATGGTCATCGTGATTACCACCTAATCCACCCCAGCGTTCTTGAGTAACTTTACCAAATGAATGCATCTCATTTATTGTTTGTCTATCATAAATTTTCATAAATTTACGTTCAATGTAAGTCTTGAATAGAATACATGCATTTTGTTTTGTTTTTTCTGATGCCCATAGTCCCATATGTCTACCACTCGGATCAAAATGTAGAATATTTTCATATTCAACCGAATTATAGAAGAATTTCATGGCGGCAAGACCAGGACCGTTTTGTTCTATTATAAGGGATGGTTCGTAATATTTTTTTAATATAACATATGATTTTTTACAGAATAGATCAATATCCATCTTATTAGATGATATAGTAGCTACTTGTTCTAGTGTTATATTAGATTTAACCAAGAATATCTGCAATACTGAACTATCTTGGTGAACACCATATCCAGAGTCAAGTGATGCAACATATTCCCATCCTTCAGCTTCTAACTTTTCTTTTTTTAATGGTGGTGCATATATACGAATAAAGTCCGGTAAATTTGGAATCTTCATTGGTTTCTTACTTTCTAATGTTTTTAGAAAATGATGGTCAATCAATGTAGATACAGAACCTACGAATTCGCAAAGATATTCCTGATTAAATCGTATCTCACCTATCTTTTTCATCTCATTTCTTGCCCATTCCGCATCACGACCTAATCCTTCGGCATTCCACGGAATTTCGCTTTTAATATATCCATTTGTATCTTCAGGTGATATTGTAGCTAATTCATCTTCTTCACATGCATCTTCCCACATACGGAAGAAATGATTCATTCCGTTTGGTGTTGACGTTATTATAACTTTAGTTGATTTACCTGATGAAATGGTTGGGAATACTGATGCAATAAACTCGTCTGCTATATGTGGTTTAATGAATGCAAACTCATCCAAATAGAGACATTGCAATGAGTATATATCATTAACAGCATATGAGTGATTGTCATGTACATTAAATAATTCATATACTTGATCGGTGGGTAGTTCATTTATGTACGATATTGGTATAATACCATGTATTGTGTATACATTATCACCAACGCATAATGAAATAGCATCTACATATTCTCTAGATTCATTTATTAATATTTTATGTAATGGTGTACATTTCAAATGTAATCCATTTTCTAATTCTATATATAATAAACTATTGTAACCTAATATAACACCATCAAAATCTTTAAATCCATCAGGTGTTAATATTTCATATTTATTGTTATATATTAATTTTATATCATTTGAGTTGAAATCAGCCATTAGATTCTCCTATAAATCCCCAACCAAGTTCATTCCATGTCTTTCCTATATATTCGGGCATAACATCTGCATTTCGTAATGCCTGTGCCTTAATAATCAATTTATTATTATATTTACATCTATTATGTAATGTGCATGCTTTAATATTATGCGCAGTACATGCATCACATACACGTTCAAACTTACCTAATGGTGTTATATAATAACCATTCCATATACCATTTGATTTACCTTCATGTTTACCTATCGCTGATTTGCTCATTAATAATTTAGAACTATCAGATCGTTTCATTCCTCTGTGTGTATTTGCTGTTTTTGTAATTTTATCTATATTTTTATTTATTTTTAACATTTTATTATTAAACAATTCTCTATTATTTGTTATCCATAATTTAGCTGAATTACTGTGTTTTTTCTTTGTTTCGGATGAATTAAATATTGATAACATTTTAGTTCTATAATTTATATCGGTATCCCATGCAGTTTTGCGACTTATTGAAAGTAATAATTTAGTATATTCACTGCATTTTTTATTTGATAAATATTCAGTGAATTTGTGTCCTAATATATTACGTTCATGTTCAGTTAATTTTATATCATATCGAGCGAAATGTGACATCATTTTATATGCAAAAAACATTGATTTATTACCATGTATTTTATATAGCAAATGATGACATATATAGTGTTCCTTTGCAGTTAACAATACTAGATTATCTGCGTTATTATTGCCGCCTAATGATCTAGGTATTATATGATGTAATTCAACGTAATATGTAATATTGCTTTTATCTAATCCTCTATATTTAGCTAAATTTATTATATAGTTGTATATTCTATTATAATTCATGTATATCCTCATCTGAAAAATCAATTTCTATATGTGGTTCTATATATAATACATTATTATTTGATTTTACATTAAGTATTGGATTAGTTATTCCTAATTCTGTATATAAATTTTCGATATTGATTGTTTTGATTTCTCCTGTTTCTTTATCTCTAACTGTGATATTTGAATCACCTGACACACAATTAATAGACATACCACGAATACCATCAGGAGATGTTGCCGCACATATAATTCGAGTGCCGTGTGAAAATTGCACACCTCTTTTATTCCATTGTTTTACACCTGGTTGCATCCACATTGGTAGATTTATATATGAATCTCTTAATTGTTGTAATTGTTCTTGTGCTAGATTTAATTTATTTGCTAAAATAGCAATTACTTTATCTTCATTAAACATAGCATACCATAAAATATATCCACGAGCTGTAGTCGATTTGCCACATTGACGGGGCCATTTCTGTATATGAAATCTATACTTTGTATATTTTAATATTGTATCCTGCTGAAATTTATGCATCTTAAATAACTGCATTCCTTTATCTTTTGTATTAATATACACATAATTTTGAATGAAATAAATCGGATCACGAGCGCACTTAGTCAACTCTTTCAACATCCAAGGCTCCATTTGAATCGATTCACTTGAATCTCTTAAATTATTAATTCCATTAAAAGCCATAAGAATCTCCTAAACCACCATTTATGTTTTCCCTTTTTTGATTGGTTATATCAAAATCTGATTCCGTAAATACACCATTAAATTCAGAGTCGAATCGTTCTTGTCCCATATATGAAATTGTTTTAAGTTTCCAGTCAGTTCCGTGGGATTTATTTACCGTATATGGGATTTTTACTGGATAAAATGTATTATATCCAGTAGTTGCATCTGTCCATAATTTTGTATACAGGTTAGGAATAGATGGTGTTGAATTTATTATTATTTTATTTATATTAGATTTCAAAATAGGTATTAACTCTGAATATTGTAAATCAGTTCCATATGCAAAATCGTCACATATTAAAACATCTATATTGTTACCCCTTAATCTATCTATTGACGAAAATGATGCAATAGATATAGATGAATTATTAGATAGTGTAATAATGTCTGTTGTAGCAGATGATATTGTTATTTTTTGTGATATTAATGATTTGATATTATCAATCATCATTCTAATTTGATTGATAGATGAATGACCATAGTTTAATTTATATTTAAATAATACTATATGTGTATCAGGTATAGTTAATAATAAATATAGAGCATATGCATTTAATAATGAAGTCATTCCGCTTTGTCTGCTATTTTTTATAATGACTTTATTATAGTTGTTCAATATAGATACTAATTTTTCTTGATAGTCATATAACGAAAATAATTGTTGACCGTCTAATGTATTTATATGAATGTAATTATTTATGAAATGTATTGGGTTTTGTAATATGTCATTAATTGACATGGTATCTATGTCATATAAATCTGATGAATTTAATTCAAAATTAATTACGTCATGTGATTCACAATATTCTATTATTGCTCGTCTCATTATATCTGAATTTGATGTTTTATAATTTACTGCTAATTGTTTTATTTTTTCTTCATCGGTTTCGTTTATGTATATATTGATTCTTTTCATAGGCTGTTAAAAAACTCGTGATGTATATTTACAAATGTTTATAAAAATTCTATATTGATGTAAGAAAGTATTAAAAATATACATTGAACGAGGATTTTATGACAGTTTTTGAGAAATTTGAGCCTATTGGTAGAATAGATTGGTCGAAATTTGCTGATCCAATGGTATCGACTGGTGTAAAGCTGATGAAGCAAATTGAAGAATTTGGATTTGAAGCATATATCGTTGGTGGTGCTGTACGAGATATTGCTATGGGTGATTTCGATGTTCATGATATTGATATTGCTACAAACATGCCAATCGATGAAATAAAGGATAAGTTTAGAACATACGAATATGGCGGTGGTGAACGTCATGGTACTGTGATTGTACATATTGGTTCATTTGATTATGAATTGACTCAATTCCGTACCGAAGGGGCATACTCCGATAAGAGACGGCCTGATTCTGTTGAATTTGTGCAATCATTTGAGGAAGATACCAAGCGTAGAGATTTTACTATCAACTCTATGGGTATTGACTCCAATGGTACGTTTATTGATTATCATGGCGGGTTGAGTGACATTGAACATGGTATTTTACGTACTGTTGGCGATCCAAGGGAAAGATTCGATGAAGATGCATTAAGAATTCTTCGTGCAATTCGATTCGCTTCTAGATTTGGATTTGATATTGATATAGATACGTTACGTGCAGTGAAAGATCTTGCGCATACGGTTACAACTACATCAATTGAGCGTATTCGTGATGAGCTATTCAAGACTATTTCGTATGGTAGTGATAAGTTTTCGTGTGCATTGGAGTTGATGGATGCATGTGGTTTATGGGAATTGATTGTTCCTGAAATCAAATTGACTGGTGAAAAAATTAGATCATTACATGCATTGGATACAAAGGTTCCTGAAAAGGTATTCGCTGTACTAATGCAAGATATGACTATTAAGACGATTGAATTGTTATGCAGAAGACTTACATTTACTCTAAAAGAAATGAAAACCATTTCGTTTATTGTATCTTCTATGCCTTTGTATACTGAACTTGAGTCTATTGATCGTCAAACCGCACTTTCTATTGTAACTCATGATGATTTTGATTCTCTACGAGAGGTATATATTGCAGTTTTTTCAATGGATATCAAAAATTCATTGGAAATAATTGCAAAAATATCTACATTTAGTGCAGTAAGAAGTCGAATGAAAGAAATTAACCAACTCATCCAAGAGGAAGGGTTGATTGGGATCAAGTTTGGTCGCATGACGCATATGATTCTTCAATGGTTATTTGATGAATATGCTATTGGTGAAGTTCATTCTTCTAAAGAAATAAAAACTTTTATCACGGAACATAGAGAATGATTTTATTGGAAACCGAAAAGAACTTAATCAATGGTATTGTGGATGGAATCCGTCATGTGAACAAGATCAACATCTTTGATTTTGATGGTACTATATTTAACTCACCTGTCCCTAATCGTGGTATCTGGGATAGCAAAACTTATGGTCGGTTAATGGGTGATTCTAGTCGTGGTGGATTGGGTTGGTTTCAGCACACTATCACGTTGGATGATAAGTATATTGGTGATTCCAACTTCAATGAAGATGTAGTGGCTGATGTAAGAAAATCTATGAATGATCCAAACACCGCTACCATATTATTGACAGGGCGAGATACTTCATTTTCTGGACAGATAAAGAGAATTCTATCTTCTGCTGATTTGGTGTTTGATGATTTTGGATTCAAGCCTGAACCAAAGGATGGTGAGATTCGTGAAACCACTATGAATTTCAAAAAGAGATTCATTAAGGAAATGCTGTCAAAATATGGTGCTGATAAGATAGAAATGTGGGAAGATAGACAGAAGCATGTAATTACATTCGATGAATATTTGGATGCTCTTGGTGTAAATGCAGGTGTAAACTTTATTGATCGTCCTGAAACCCACATGAAACCAGAATTGGAGAGGGAGTTGGTAAGCCAGCTTCTTCCCCATTCCCCAAAGTTTGAAAGTGCGGATAGACAACCAACTTATTGGGGTGTTATGCTAAATTCTGACTCATATGATGCACTGATGAATGCATTTAATAGCATCATTCCTAACGGATGGACTATATATGCGCATCATATGACAATGTTATTTGGTAAGAACAAAAATGATCTAGTAAAAAACTATATAGATACAAATATTGGTGAAACGGTTGATCTAATGGCAGTTGCTATTGGTGTTAGTAATGATGCTATTGCAGTTCAGATACAATCATCTGTACCAAGCGATAACAAAATTCCTCACGTTACACTTGCAACACCGCCAAGAGGAAAGGCATTTAATAGTAACTTGATTACTGATTGGAAAAAATTGGAAACTCCAATTAAACTTTCTGGTATTATTAGTGCGTTTCGGTAGTAAATAATTTATCTTTATATACATGAAACTAGGTGCTGGTTGTTTACTTCTATGTCCGTTCACCCGAAGGATACTTACGGTTTTGCGTAATGATGCAGAACCTACTTGGTCTATTTTGGGTGGTGGACTAGAGAAGTATGAAACTTCTATTCAATGCGCTAAACGTGAATTAATCGAAGAAGCTGATTTCATTGAGGGTAGAGATTATGAAATCACTTCAAATAGACCTATAAATATAGGAAATTATACAAATTTCATATATAGAACATACTTAGCTATAACAAAAACTGAAGTTATACCTAAATTAAATTACGAACATTCTGATTATAAATGGGTTGATATAGACAATATACCAACCCCACATCATTTTGGTGTTAATCAATTGTTATTGGATGAAAAATGTATTAAAAAAATAAAATCTTATTATCAGGATGCTAATGAGTCAATTTATAGTATTACGTGACAATTTACGTGCAGATCCATTATCAAAAATAAATAACTTCACATATGAATGGATTAAATGGTGTCCATATGTGAAGTTTGCTCCTTTTAATTATACATTTAATGATAATGATATTATCATTATAAATTTTAATGATTCGGTTGATCCATATGAAAAATATTCTATAAATAATAAGTGCAAACGAATTGGAATTGTTCATAAATTAAATGAACATAACATTAAATATATTCAAGATTGTAGTTTTCTAATTTATATGAATCCTATATTGGAAAAGATTGCATATTCTCGTGGGATAAAAAAACCTAATTATATTTGCCCTAAATATCCGGAATATGAATTTAATGGTATAGAGATGACAAAACTACCACAAACATTTATTGGTGGTTGGTTAGATGATACAAATGCAGATTTTATTCAATCTAATTTAATAGAAGCTAATAGATTGACACCTCAAGTAAATCAATTATATATTAGTTATGCATATGGATCGTCCGATTTACGAAAATTGCAAATTAAAGATGCATTAGATAATATAATTAAAAATGCGTTGATAACTAATAGACATGCATATCAAAATGAAACTATATTACCTCTGTCTATATTGTTATTTCAATTGAGAGTATCATCCCATACATACATAGAATCGGTTTCTCCAAAAAAAGAACTCGTATTAGATTTGATAAATACAAAGTCTGATGATATTCTGAAATATGATATCGGTGAAAACGCAATGCTTTCAATGGCTAAATCTGCAAAATCTATTATTGTATGTGATGAATCATTAATAGATTTCATATCATTAAATAATTTCGAAACATTTACATACTCAATGTTCGGAAAAAATATGAACATTATATTGAAAAATAATTAACAAAAATAGATCCTATTTTTGTATATTTGTATTATGCGAACAATACAAATATTATATAAGCACACTACTACATATCTTGGTATACAGTGTGATAACGATGAATTAGCAGATAAGTTATATTCAGAAATATACCATGCTAAATTAAATAAAAAAGACATACTTCTTATAAATGGATCTAAGGGATTTTCTCGCTTTATTGATCCATCTGAAATAGCTGATTGTTATATAACATCAAAAGAGGATTAACAAATGTTCAAATTAATAGATAAAGACAAATTAACATCAATTATTCTAACAACGGTAAAAATCATATCATTTCTTAGTCTTGTTATGACAGTTGTTATTAAAACTAGAATTCTATTAGGACTACCAAATGGAAATACTAATACAAAAAAAGAAAAGGATAAAGAAAATGAAGATAAATCATAAAGTAATTATAGGCATTCTAAAAACAATAACAATTACTGGATTTTTTGTTGCTATTTCTATTAAATTATATAACGTATATAAATATGGTGGTACTACCAAACCATCCAATACTCCTAGCGAAGTGCCTTCGAATGAGGTTGATGCAGAAGATGGTGAATATGAAGGTGAAGGTGACGATGAAGTTACAGAAGCCTATCGTAACTATCCAACATCTATAAAAGAAACCACTAGAGACTATAAATAATTTTAACGAAATAAAATATAAGGATTAACATGAAGAACGAAAGTAATGGTTGGAATTTTGGTGATTCATTTCCATCAATTGAAATTGATACTAATTATTGGCAAACCTTGAATGGTCTTGAAAAACTACAATATTTAAAAAGATTAGTGTTTCAAGAGAAGGATTTCGGAAATAGAATTAATTTGATAAATTTCATTTTAACTAAATCATCTAAAGTCGGAAAAGCCTTAACTAAGAATCCTGAAATACGTGGATATTTTGATGTATTTGAAAACTCAGCTAATTTTATTTCTATATTGGCTGCATTAGGTAATGTTGTCAAAGCAAAACAAACACATACAGCGATGAAGAATAATGATATTGCTAAATTAATGGGATTCCCTAACGGTTCTTGTGTTAATGAAGGTAAATTAAATATCACTGGTGCAATGGTAGATATATTTATTTCTATCAACGAGTATGATAAAACTAAATATGGAATTACAATTGATAACATAATTGATGATAAGAAACAAGCCAATAATAATGATGAAAAGGCAGCTTCTGTTTACAAGACTGTAAAGCTAGTTGGTACGCTGGAAGGTGATACTAAATGGGGTATGATTATAAAAACCTCTTCTTTATATGAAGATAGTGAAGAAGATACCACTGATGCATGTACATGTAAATTTTACTATCCCAGTAGTGGATGTAAAATGTATCCAGAAATGATTCGTGAAAAATTAGAGAAAATAATGTACGCATTGTATATTGATAAGGTCGATACAAATAGACATTATATAAAAATTAAGGGTACTAAATTTGAAATTTGTGAACGCAAAGAAATCGAATATAACATTGTAAATGTTGATGTAGATAGAATTGTTCATGGAATTAGAAAGGTTCTTGATAAAAATGGTCGTAGAGCCATATCATTTATAGGAGAACCAGGAACTGGTAAGACAATTTGTGTACATAAAATAACAAATGAATTCAGGGATAAGCTGGTATTCTGGGTAACACCAGATAGCATAAATACAGTTGCTGGTATAAGAAACGTATTCAAAATTCTAAAAATGTTTGAAGGTTCCATTACTGTGTTGGATGATATTGATTCAGGTCCATTCACAGGTAAAGATGAAGTAACTGGTGCATTTATTGAACATTTAGATGGGACTAACAATATTGATTTCAAAGGATTCATTATTAGCACTGTCAATGATCCATCTAAATTACATGCATCATTAATTAATAGACCTGAACGCATTGATGAAGTCATATTGGTTAAGAATCCACAGACAGTTGAAGAAATAAGTGATATACTATTCACCAAAGCGGAAATGGCTGGATACTATACACATGATTTAATTGAAGTGATGTCAGATGATGAATCATTCGTTGGTGAATTTTCTGTTTCCAAAGATGATGCATTATTTATAGAATTCTGTAAATTAGTATTAGAAAAGTCTTTTACACAAGCACAAGTAGCTGGTTTGATTAACTATTGCGAGGCATATTCAGTTGATAATAAGATTACATTAGATATTTTATATCAAGCACTGGAAAAACGAGTTGAGTCTATTGTTAATGCAAATAAAATTGCAATTAAGGGCGGTAGACTATCAGATTCATCAGGATTGTCAGATGAAGCTATGGCTAACTTAAATAAGAAGAGTATTAGGTAATATAAATAGACCCATGCTAATACCATGGGTCTACTATTTTCATCGTTATGATAAAAACTATACTAAATCACTATTTAATTGATCTGGGAATTTCCATATTTTTTGAATCTGTATATACTAATATGGTTATACCTAGAATGATTCCTGTAATTGATGGTCGTACTATGTCTATCGATGGAAATAATTTTAAGTTAGTTATATTTAATTTACCAGGTGATACGAATGAATGTATTCATATAGGTGAAGAAATAATGAAACATGTATTATTTATGCATCCAGATATGGTAGCCGATTTCATACAAAATAAATTCGGCTTATATGCTGAATTAACATACTATGCATAAAAGTTTGTAAAAATCCATTGACTTTCATCCAATATTATACTATATTACGGTCAAAGGATTGTATTTATGGCTAAAAAACACAAATCACAGAAATTAACAAAACGACCAAAAACAGTCAATATAAACAATCATCCTGTTCTAGTGCTAAATAAGGCATATATGCCTATTGACATTTATGATTGGGGTGATGCTATTGGTGACTGGTACGCTGGTCGTGCTGATATTGTAGCTGAATACAGTGACATGATCTTACATGGCGGTTATGACGCAGTAACTGGTGAACAATTTTCTATGAAATGTCCTTCTATTATCAGAAAAATTGGTACAGAAGGAATGCATGGATTCTATGTTAATTCACTACCATTGACTCGTAAAAATATATTAGACCGTGATAAAGGTTTATGTGCATACTGTGGGTGTAAATTAACCATGTCTACAATGACGCTGGATCATGTATATCCTGTATCAAAAGGTGGATTGTCTGATTGGGCAAACCTTCGTGCTACATGTTCTAAATGCAATGGTGAAAAAGGAAATAAAACATTAAGCGAATTGGGATGGAAACTTAGAAGTAGAGTAGGAATACCTACACTTACTAAAGGAGCACCAAAAAATGTAATCACTAAGATTGGTGGTAGAATTGCTGACGAATCTTGGCGAAATTATATATATTGGAATGTAGATACCGAAGAAAAAATTCGAGATATGTAAAAGTGTAATGTCAATCACCCCTGAAGTAAAGACTTATGGGTTTCACGAGGATAATATGAGCTTACTTAATAAAGACGAATTTAGAGAATTTCAAGATATGGTAAAATATGCAGGTGTAATTTCAAAAGAATTACATAAGCATAATGATGCAATTACAAAGAAGAAAGTAAGTGAACGTAATATAGCAGATTCTATAGATAAGTTAACAAAATCTATTGATAATTCTACCGAAAAACTTACATCAAGCATTGATTCTCTAATATCTGAAATAAAAAAAACACGTGGTTAAAATCACATTATATCATAAATTATTTGAGCTTGCATTAGATGTATTTTTTAATGCACTCTCAAATAATTTTGTACATACAAAAAAAATTGCGGTTGGTAACATATATAAAAATATAAGAATCACTAGAAAATCATTTGATAATGTTGAATATTATGAAACGTACAATGATTGTGTTATAGTAAATGTATATAACGGAAAATATGCTAATAATGACGTTACATTATTCAATTTTGAATGTGATAATGGTAATGTTATAATGGGATGTTCATTATTCGATTCTATTATAACGTAATAATTAAAATTATTATAAACTTTATATATAGAAAAGGTGGTTAATTGTGATCGAAACAGCTATTAGACATTTTGTATATGAATTAGCTATAGATATGTTCTTTGAAAGAGTTTCATCAAACTTCCCTACTCAGAGAGTTAAACCTGTTATCGGTCAGTATTATTCAAAAATAGAAGATGCAGACATGCGTGAAATATTCTATGATTGTACTATAATACCTATAACTGAATTATCTTATTATGAAGATTTGCAGTACTCTGGTGCTGATGATGTTGATGCTGATATCGATGAATATGGGGATATTATTAATATAGATGATATTGCATTTGGTGTACGATATAAAGGATATGAAGATATGGATGATCCTAGTGTATCAGAAAGATTTGATGAATATGAAGAAACTTATTTTCGTAAGGATGAATTAGATTTTTTGATTTTCAGTAAATAATTATTGACAACAAATGAAAACATTTCTATATTAACATTATCAACTAAGAAACTTGAAAAAAAATAAAAAAGTTTTGACAAGTGACTTAAAAAGATCTATATTAGTATTAACAAACAAAAACAAAACTTAGGATTTTATCATGACCTTTACAACTCTTAATAATAATAACGAAAGAGAATGTCGCTCAACCGAGACGATATAGTAAAAGGTTATACCTGAAAAACTATAAAGCCTCGGTGACAAACCGAGGTTTTTTGTTTATGTTAGAAAATGATGACTAGTAGCTCAATGGTAGTACGCATTCGTCTGTTAAACGAAAGGTTGTAGGTTCGAGTCCTACCTAGTCAGTTAAAAATTGTCGGTATAGATTAATGGTAGATCAACATACTTTCTATATGTTAATGTCGGTTCAAATCCGACTACCGATATTTAGGTTCAGTAACCTAATGGATAGGTATCAATCTTCTAAATTGACTTATATAGGTTCGAATCCTATCTGAATCATAAAAATGTCTCATTATTATAAACTATTAACATACTACAGTTAATAGGTAACTAATATGAGCACTGAATCAGTAAATGTATGGCGAATTAATACAAAAAGTAGAATAGTTGAATCCTTTGGTGGAAAATGTGGAATTTGTGGGTATAATAAATGCAATGCGTCACTTGCATTACATCATATAAACCCAAATGAAAAAGAATTTTCGTTTAGTAAGGTTAGAGCAAATCCAAAATCATGGAGTAAAATAGTAAGCGAACTCAGAAAATGTGTTATGCTGTGTCATAATTGCCATTCAGAAATTCATGCTGGTGTAACAACATTACCTAATAATATAATTAAATTTGATGAAAAATATACTAATTATAAAGAAAATTATACTAATGTACATCCATGTCCTATATGTACGATAAACACACCTGATTGGAAGACCACATGTTCTTCTAGATGTTCAGCTAAATATTCGCATAGAAATCGTGTTAAATGGGATTCAATAGACTTAAACAAATTATTAGAAACCAATACACCTAATGATTTATCTGTAAAATATAATTGTAGCACTGCAACTATATATAAAAGAATAAATAAAATGGGGATTAGCACAAATAAACAAGTTACATGTAATACAATTTTAGACTCAGTTGATTTAGTATCAGAATTATCTAAATATACATATAATGAATTAGCATTAAAATATAATTTAACTACACAACAATTAAAACAATATGTTAAACGTAATAGAATTGATATTAATAAATGTCTAAATAATAGAAATAAAAAATACATAATACCTATAGATAGTTTACGAAATAAACTATCTAATAACTCTATATCAGAAATAGTCACCGAGTTTAATGTGTCTGATACTACTTTACATGATATACGAAAAAATGATTTTGATTCTATATATCCAATATACGGTTGGTCATCTAAGTTAGCACAATTATGGAATATGAGTTCACAGGCAGCCTCTAGGTATTGTCATAAGCATTTTGGTATTGGTAATGAACATAATAGAATAAGTAAAGAAGATATAATTAATGGATTTGCTAATAATTTAACATTAAAACAAATTGGTATGCAATTTGGTCTATCTGGTAGTTCGGTTTCTGAATACTGTAAAAAATACGGAATTAATATGCCAATACATGTATTTAAGGTTGATTGGAATTCTATTGATTTGGGTGAAATGATTAAAACTAAAACCATATCGCAAATATCACGAGAACTTGGGATTACGTATACTCCAGTGCGTAATAGAGCAAAAAAATTAGGGTTTTTAACTTAAAATGTTATTATTTATTGTTATATTTGTTATATGTTCATACGACAAGAATTTGATGAAAATGATGAAAGAGCAAAGAAAAAATTTATCGATTTATTCTATGCATGTGATCGTTATAAAAATTTAACGCTTGAAATACCAACAGACCCATATACTGTAGATTTTTATGTGTACAATGGTAATAGACATATTGCGAATGTTGAAGTTGAAGTAAAAAAACCTTGGCAACAATATAACTTTACATTTAAGGATGTTCAGATACTTCCACGGAAAAGAAAATTCTGGGAAGATGAAACTCATAATAAAGGAAAACGAACCTTATTTGTATTGTTCAATAAAGAACTAACAAATCATCTAGTTATATTATCCGAAACTATGGAAAATATATTTAGAATCGGAAACACAAGAAACTATGGCACCGAGAAGACACGAAATGATGATTTTTATGTTGCTAGACTTGATGAAGTTAATATAGGATTCCTTTTTAATAAGGAATAATAACATCGCAAATATTTCATAAAAACTCATTGACAAACGCCATTATACTTTCTATATTGGTAGAAACCAACGTATCGAATGACAATTTCTGTCATAGATGCTGATATATATTACTAATAAAGGAATATAATATGGCAAATCTAGTAAAAGAACGCAGATTCATCAAATCAGATGTAGCAAA